CCATTCTGAAACAGTATTAGTGAATATGTTATCGTGTGTAATTAGATCTGCAATAGATTGTGCAGAATCTGCAAGTGCTGCACCAGTTGCAGCAGGTCCATTTAAGTGTATGTTAGGACTTGCTGACATAATAATATCGCCGCCGGCTGCAACTTCTGTGTTTGCACCTGAAGTAAGATAATTATATCCGCCTGTGTTTATATCCCAATTGGCTTGTGTATCTGACCTGTCACCTATTGTGTTTATATCTGTTGTGCCACCGATAGTATGTCTATAATTTCCTGCAACAAGAATATCTAAATCACCACTTGTTGGAACTTCTTCTTGATTCTCATACAAGCGTGTTTCAATCCTTCCATTTGCACCTATCAGTATGTTTGTGTTAAATGCACTTTCAATTTGTATTCTACCACTTTCAATTTCATCGCCATCAACAATTTTAGGAATAACTTTTGTATCTCCTTCTGCTCTGCGGTGTAATTCATCAGGAGAAACATACTCAGCAGTCGCTTTCATATTGATGTTTCTACCTGCTTCTATGTTTACATCTCTGTCTGCTCTTATGTTGAGATCATTTTCACTATGCACACTAATACTATCTGCACCGTAAATATCTATTTTACCATTACTGGTCATTTCGATCCAAGCCGTGCCGCCTGAATTTGTAAGATAAATTAGGTCCTCAGAATTGTGTAGTAATAATTGATGTCCTGTACGTGTTCTAAGTCTTGTGTATTCGTTGTACGGAAGATCAGGTATGCCTTTTTCTCCTGCATTAATATCTGCATATTCTACAGGACCTACACCGGGTGCAGTTTTACGTTGATATCTATCATCTCCATCATCCATTACAAATTGTGTACCACCTAGTCTACTGATAGGAATAGGAGTAGGTGTTTGCGATTCTGCAGGTCCAATTGCCATACGCTTACTGCCTTGACTGTAATCTAACGGACCTGGTGTAGAAATACCAAATACTGTATTTGGCACTTGACGTCTAGCACTACTTACACTAGGACCTCTTACATCATCTTCGATAGTACCTTGTCTTAAAAATCTATCTGCAATAGGATGAACAGGTTTTTTAATTTTTTCAGCATCAATTTCTAAATTGCCTTTTTCACTAGAATTAAAAGTTTTATTAATTTCTCCTACCGGTAACGGTTGATCTGTGTTGTATCTTTTTTTATCTTCCGGTGATATTGCAACATTTGTTGTTGCACCTATTGCAGGTACCATATGATTAGCAAAATTAGGCGGAACACAAGCGAACCAATAACCCCTTCCAGGATCACCATCTGCAAACAGAACAAGAACTCTTACACCAACGTCTGGTGGAATAGCCCACATACCATATGACTTTTGTGTATCATTAAAATCATTTTCATTGAGACCCATTCCTTCGAATGGTGTTACTCCAAAAAACGGTGAAGCGTAATTTACAAGATAGGTTTGATTTTCTGTACCTACATCGTTACCTTGCGCTTTCAATAAAGTTACTTTAAGTCTGCCGTTAAATGTAGGATCCATTGTACTAACAACTTTAGCAACATAGACTCCGGAGCCTAATCCAACACCACGTGTTCTATCATATCTAGTTCTTTTATCTTGTGCCATCTAGTTTTCGTAAATCCTTAATATATTACCATCTGCATCTGTTGTATCGGTAAATGGTTTTGTTCTGTCAATGTTAAAATTAACAAGTGTACCGTTAGATTGTCTTCTTCTTTCAGTAATGACAGGTCCTTCAGGTACTTTGGGTTTGTCTGCAGGACCTGCAGGATATTTTTCTTGTAATTCTTTTATACTTTCTAGACCAAATATCTCTGCAAGTTTATTAGACATTGGAAGTTCTTGTGATACATTTGTTTTATTTTCTTTTTCTGGTCCTATTTTACTTGCAAGTGCATTAGTTCCGGCTTCTTCTTTGACTGCGTCTCCATCAAAATCTTCTTCTTGACCTTGCATTCTTACACAACTTAATACTTGTGTAAACAGTCCACCGCTAAATTCATTCTCAAGTTTAAAAACTCTATATATTCCGCTAAACGGACTTAGTGTAGTTGCTTTGCTAAATGAATAAAGTCCATCTGGTTTATCTCCAGTGCCAGCGGCTCCGTTTACATCTATAGGAGTTCTAAAATTAATTCTTATGAATACATCGTTGCCTTCATAATTACAAGTTCCGTCTGCCATATATTGGGATGCTGGTGCTGCTTGTACAAAGTAATTACTTAATCCACTTTCAACTAACCAAAAAGTATCTCCTAATATTTTTAAATCAACTTTAATAAGATCAGCACTTGCATTTTTTATTAATGCATTGTGAAAGTTTTCAGCAACTCTTTGTTCAACAGATTGTGTACCTGAACCACCTTTCAGAACATTAAACATATCAGGATCTTTTTTGGCTTTTGTTTTTCCTAAATTAGCAACCTGTGCTTTTTTGTCTGTGCCGGTAGTGGCCGAAACATCTTTGGTTTTGTCAGTGCCTGTACCGCCGCCATCGTTGTCGCTTTGACTTTGTGTGTTACCTTCAACAGCAGGATTTATACCAGTATAAAATAAATTGTTAATTTTGATATCAAAGTCTATTATATCTGCATTCTGTCCTGTGTAAATGTAATTGTATTCTTTTACAATTTGTTTTTTTAATTCTTTTTGACCTGGTGGTTTAGCAGTGCTGTTTCCAAACACACTAGCGTGAGCTAGATATGGTACAACTCTATATGTGTATTTTTTAGCATAATCGCCAATGCTGTCGTCATAATCTAAAAATTCAATCTGCACATCTATTCTAAACCAATTAACATAACCTTCTGCTGTTAATGGTAGTTCGCCATTTACTGCTCTTGCACTTTGTTCACTGCTTAAAATAGTCTGTGTGATAATATCACTTAATTTCATTTTCTGAGAAAAGTTAAACACACGTTCTTTAGGATTAATTGTTAACTTACCTCTTTCAATTCTGCCAGTTTCTTCATTAACTACATCATCTTCTTTTCTAAAAGCAAAGTTACCGCCTTTTTTAGGACTGTAATCAAATGTACTTTCGCCTATAGGATTTTTACCAGCATCTACGAAACCTTGACCAGCAGCACCTTTGCCACCTACACTTTGCTTCACAGGATCTCCATACGGATCAAAACTTACGTTATCTTCCTTTTTAGTTGGCAATATTCCTTTAAAGTCGTATGTTCTTTCAGGAAACTGTATTTCGTACTGATCTTTAATTTTATACTTTCCTTGATTTACTAATTTTTGTTCATTATCATTTAGAGTACGAACTAAACTTTTAGGATTATCTGGATCACCTAATATACTATAAACTGTTGCCTCTTTGTCAGGTTCAGGAGCAATACTAATATCTTGCCATAACATATCTACTGTGTCAGCAAAGCCTTGGTGATTATAAGGATATGCTTGTACAGAATATTGACTACCACCTTCAGAAACATTGAATTCAACTTTTTTAAATTTTAAAACAAAGTGTTTAGGTTTTAAACTTTTAATAATCCTGCCTCTTTCATCGTATCCTTTGAAATCTAATCTAAGTAAAAACGGAGCCATTAGATAATCTGGATATCCTGCTTTTAGCGAAGCACTTTGCATACTTTGTAAAAGTAATCCCATACTATAAGGTTCCATTACATCAAATTCAAAACTTATTGCGTTAGTGTTTCCTGTTGCAGGTGTAGGTGCAACTACTGACATCATTTTAAAATTATCAATATAGTATTCAGGTGAAGCAACACCAAATACTTTTGCACGAGTGTTATCAGCCCTACCAGCACTTGAAAATATAATAGAACTTTCTAAGTCTATTACTGTTTCTATATTTTGATCATCTTTGCCTGCCGCAACACGTCTTGGATCTGTCTGTTCTGCAAAACTAAGGTCGTCTGTTCTGTATTCTGACGGTTTATTAAATTGTTTAGGAGTAAGCACTGCCAACGTCCATAAAGGAACCATTGATGCAAATTGTTCTAGTGGATTTGGAAATTTACTTGGACTATTTCCTAATTGTTTTTTCCTAGATAAATTATCTAAATTTTCAACAAGTGCATCTATACTAAAATCTTCAGGAAGAGCAGAATTAAAATCTGCAAAGTCATCCACTAATGGTACTGCTTCTGTAATTTTTGTTTTTGCATCTTTTACTAATGCTTTACCTGTATTAACTTTTGTTTTAATAGAGCCTGGTAACGCTGCTGTACCATCTGGTTTTTTGTTTTGATATCTGTCTAGTTGTTCCTGCGTTCCGTATATTCTTTGAGTTTGGCCGTTCTTCTGAACATCAACATACGGCTGGCTTCGGTCAATATTAAAATTGACAGTGTTACCATTGCTTTGTATTCTGCGTTCAGTGAATTCGGCAGCCACGTTAGACTCCTAAATATTTTTTAAGATTTGAATCTTTTGGAATCTGTATTTGAACTCCGGTTTCAAAATCATATATTGGATCTTTAAGAATTTCCATATTTCTTTGCACAAATACCCACCAAAGTTTTTCATTCCCATAAAGATCATATGCTAATAAATCTGGACGATGATTGTATTGGCTTTCAATAGTATATACAAAATCATCCGCTTCTCTGGGTACTGGTCTGGCTTGGAATAAGTCTAAATAGAAACCTTTTGTTGGAGTGTTACTATAGTGTGATGCATTATCGTATTTTGCCATTAGAAGTATCCTACTCCGCCTTTACCAGACATCTGTCCAGCGGCGTATTGTTGTAAACTGAATTTTCTCATACTTGCTCTGTTGTAGATAGGTTGTACTTCAGCAGTTACATTACTCTTGATAGGAACCCAAGTAGGTCTATCACTGTTTGTAAGGTTTGGACTTACTTTAATATAGTTAACATCGTTAGGCATACTAACAGAAAAACTTTTTACTACTACCGGAGTATTATGAAACATCATACTACCATAACCGTTTAACATACATACCGGCGGAGGATTACCTGTGTTTTCTCCTTGGCCATAAAACATTTTAGTGACTGTTCTAAAGAATGTTGTTGCTGCAATCCAATATGCTGCATCTTGTTCAGTTTCACAAATAAAGTCACCACTAATACTAATTGCGTCCACTTGTGAGTTCTTGTAAGCAAGATAAGGATAATTATTATGTACTGGTGCTAATTCTGAATAGTTTGCGGTTGTTCTAATTTCCATTGTAGGTAATACTGGCCAAGTAACACCTCCAGTTTTTTCTAAAACTGAAAACAATGGACTATTAAATATCTTCCAATTACAACTAATTTTTACACGCCAGTCATTTTCGGCACTAGGGTTAAGTTTAATCTTTTCACCTGCTGTAGTAAACAATTCACCACCTGGAGGTAAGTTGGCGCCACGTTTTAAACTTAAAATATCATTCAAGTTGCCGGCAGTTTGCCCAATGGCACTTGCAATGTCTTTAAAGCCGCCTGCTAAGTCCCCGCCAGTCAATTTGGTAAGAGCACCGGAAATATCTCCCGCTGTTTGCTCAATTGTTGATGCTACACCGCCAAACACATTACTTACATTAGATAGAGAGCCAACTGCTTCTGCTGCATTTCCAAGTGCGTTTGAACCAACGGCTGATGTAATTGTTTTACCAAGACCTGTTTGCATCGCAGATTCTGCGCCGCCAAGTAAGCCTGCAACGTTTGCACCTGCTGCTGCTTGGTTGAGACCACTGGTAACACCACCTGCTAATTGGTCAATCTTTCCATCAAGTGCAATTTTATCTTGCAAATTGCCTGCAACTGCTATAGCACCTTTTGCTTTTTGTGTTGCAGCAGCGATATCAGCCGCAATGGAACTGTTGACTTGTGTGGTTAATTTTGCTAACGGATTAATATTTAACATTTTGGTAAAATTTCCTTATTATAACTCTATTTATTTCAAGAGAAATGTGCTATTATATTAATTCATACAGGAGAATAAAAATATGGCAAAACGAACAAACTATTTGACGAATAAGGACCTACTTGCTGAAATACACCGCAGTAAGAACACATTCTGTTCATTTGTCGACCCTGATTACAACCAATACGACTTAATTGTACCAAGTCTTGAAAAAATTAACATTAGAACTACAGCAGAAGCAAAACGTAACCGTGCAGCCAGATTAGCAAAACAAGCACACGCTGACGCAGTTGAAGCAGCCGGTAAGAAGATACCAGCAAAACAGTTTGAAATTGATTATAGAAAGATTGCAAAAGAAGATGTAGTTTTCAGAGTAATGACATTTGAACACGTACCAGAAGATTTAACACGCAAGAAAACAAAAAAGACTGTGGCAGATCATCACGTAAAAGTAAACTTTCCACCTTTCCAACATTGGAAGTTTGATGAAAAGGGTAACTTAATCTGTGTAGGAAAAAGCCATTGGGTTGGAGGAATGGAAAACGGATACTTTGACGGAAAATGTGGCAAAGCGACAAATGATCTTGCAAGGATGTGGATGAAGTTGTGTGATAGATATGCAACACGTGGTAATGTACGTGGTTACACTTACAATGACGAAATGAAAGGCCAAGCAATATTACAGTTGGCACAGATAGGACTACAGTTTGATGAATCTAAGAGTAATAATCCTTTTGCTTACTATACCGCTGCTGTTACTAATAGTTTTGTACGTATCATCAATATCGAAAAACGTAACCAAAATATTAGAGACGATATTTTAGAAATGAATGGAATGAATCCAAGTTGGACTAGACAAGAGCAAGGTAGAGGTGACAGTCAGAATCCACCCAAAGCAGTGCCTGCACCTAAGAAAAAGTCTTGACTTATGAACAAAACTACTATAAAATGTAGTATAGGAGTAAAGAATGCCGTTATTTAAGAAAGCAGCCTGCTTCACAGATATTCACTTTGGAATGAAAAGTGGTAGTAGGACTCACAATATGGATTGTGAGGAATTTGTAAAATGGTTTTGTGAAGAAGCAAAAGCCGCTGGTGCTGAGACTTGTATATTTTTAGGTGATTGGCATCATAACCGTGCGACAACAGATGTCAGCACAATGAACTATACAGTTTCTAATCTAGAAAGACTAAACGAAACATTTGAGAAAACTTACTTTATGGTAGGTAATCACGATTTATTCTATAAAGACAAACGTGAAATCAATAGTGTTGAGTTTATGCGACTATTTCCTAACATTGTTCCTATTACTGAACAACTAACAGAAGGCGATGTTACACTGTTGCCTTGGCTTGTTGGAGAAGAATGGAAAGCAGTAAAGAATATAAAAAGTAGATACGTGTTTGGTCACTTCGAACTGCCATACTTTAAAATGAATGCAATGGTTGAGATGCCTGATCACGGAGAACTGCAACCTGATCATTTTGTCAATCAAGAATATGTGTTTAGTGGACACTTTCATAAACGGCAAACAAAAGGCAATGTAACGTATATTGGTAATGCATTTCCACACAACTATGCAGATGCGTGGGATGACGAACGTGGTATGATGTTCTTAGACTGGGGCGGAGTGCCTGAATATAAAACTTGGCCTAAGCAACCTGTGTTTAGAACATTTAGACTAAGTCAACTTTTAGAAAAGCCAGAAGATCATCTAAAAGAAAATATGCACTGTCGAGTTACTATTGATGTGCAGATTACTTTTGAAGAAGCAAACTTTATCAAGGAACAGTTTATTCCACAATTTAAACTACGTGAACTTATGTTGATTCCAGAAAAAGTAGAAGTGGAATCAAATATCGATCCTATCGATTTGTCATTTGAAAGTGTTGATACTATTGTAATGAATCAAATCGAACAGTTAGACAGCGACTCTTATGACAAGCGTATGCTTACGGAGATTTATCGAGACCTATGATAAAAATTAAAAATATAACAGTTAAAAACTTTATGAGTGTAGGTAATCAAACTCAAGCAATTGATTTTGACAAAGGAGAACTTACACTAGTGCTAGGTGAAAATCTAGACTTAGGCGGAGACGATAGCGGTTCCAGAAACGGCACTGGTAAAACAACTATCGTCAATGCACTAAGTTATGCAATTTACGGCAATGCACTTACTAATATTAAGCGAGATAATCTTATTAACAAGATTAATGGCAAAGGAATGTTAGTTAGTATTGACTTTGAAAAGAATGGCGTTGATTATTCTATTCATAGAGGACGTAAACCAAATATTCTTAAATTTGTAGTTAACGGCACAGAACAAGATCCTAGTGATCTTAATGAAGCGCAAGGCGACAGTAGAGAAACACAAAAGTCAATTGAAGACTTGTTTGGTATGAGCCACGATATGTTCAAGCATATTCTAGCACTTAACACTTACACAGAGCCGTTCTTAAGTATGAAGAATAATGACCAACGTAACATTATTGAGCAGTTGCTAGGTATTACTATGCTTTCTGAGAAAGCAGATCAACTTAAAGAAAAAATGCGCATTAATAGAGATGCAATAAATGCAGAGAACACAAGAATAGAAACTGTAAAAGCATCTAATGAAAGAATACAAGCAAACATCGAAAGTTTAGAACGCAAACAAAAGATGTGGGAAGATACTAAACTTACAAATATTACAGAACTAGAAGCAGGAATTGCTAAACTAGAAAAGATTGACATTGAAGCAGAGATTGAAGCACACAAATGTTGGGAAGCATTTAATGATAAGAAACGTTCGTTGGAAGAAGCACAACGTTGGATGGCAAATATTACTGCTGACAATCAAAAACAAGAAAAAGTAATTAATAAACTAGACAAAGAAATTGCTGATCTTAAAGATCACAAGTGTTATGCTTGTGGACAAGAATTACACGATGACAAACAAGACGAAATACTGAAAAGTAAAGAAGCATTGCTACAAGAAGCAGCACAACAAATAGTGTCAAATGAAACACAGTATCAAGAACACGCAAAAGTAGTTGCTGATATCGGTGAACTAGAAGCGTGTCCTACAACACAATATGATAGTGTTGAAGAAGCATACAATCATCGTAACACAGTTGAAAGTTTACAGAAAGAATTAGAACAAAAGAAGGCAGAAGAAAATCCATATCTTGAACAGATTGATGATTTAAAAGAAACTGCATTACAAGAAGTAAGTTTTGAAGAACTTAATGATCTAAGCAAAGTAAAAGATCATATGGATTTCTTATACAAACTTCTTACAAACAAAGATAGTTTTGTTCGTAAAAAGATTATTGAACAGAACTTAGCATATCTAAATCAACGCTTAACTTACTACTTGGCAAAGGTAGGATTACCGCACATTGTAGAGTTTCAGAACGATTTAACGGTGGTTATTACACAACTAGGACAGGACTTAGACTTCGATAACCTCAGTAGAGGTGAGCGAAATAGACTCATTTTAAGTCTAAGTTGGGCATTTAGAGACGTTTGGGAATCATTATATCACGGCATTAATTTATTGTTTATTGATGAACTTGTTGATAGTGGTATGGATAGTGCTGGTGTAGAAAGTAGTATTAGTATTCTTAAGAAAATGACACGTGAACGTAACAAAAATGTATTTTTGATCTCGCATAGAGATGATTTAGCAGGTCGTGTTAATCACGTATTGAAAGTTATTAAAGAGAACGGCTTTACAAGTTACTCAAATGATGTAGAGATTGTGCAATGAAGGTAAGTTACTTTTGTTCACCAGATGCACACCCACAAGAACAACTACCACAACTGGTTGAAACGTTCAAAAGCAAGATTGTAAATGATGGATTTGACGAACCTGCTGACGGTGTTAAGAAAACAAGTCGTGTAGGTGTAATGCAATATGGTGAATTGAAACAAGATGTAGATAGAATTGTAAACATTGTTTACGATATTAACAAATACAACTTTGGATTTGATTTGTATCAACCAAATAACTTCACTACAATGCTTTACAATGAATATGATGCATACTACAAAGGCGAATATAGTTGGCACGGCGACGGTGTATTAGAAGAACAGTATGATATTAAGTTAACTGCCCTATTAAACTGTAGCGACACAGAATATGAAGGCGGAGAATTCAAACTTTTTATAAATGGAGAGTGGCCAATTCCAGAATTTAACAAACCAGGATCACTTTTAGTGTTTCCTAGTTGGATACAGCATAAAGTAACTCCAGTAACTTCTGGTATTAGGAAGTCAATGGCATTATTTTTTACAGGCCCAAATTTAAGATGAGTACAGACAGTCACGACGAAATGATTGAAGCGTTTCAAAACTACTTTAAGTGGCAAGATCGGTTTGAATATAAAGGAAGTGACGAAGCAGGCATTAAGGCAAGATTTTGGTTATCAGAAATTAGGCGACACGCAAGTATAAGACGTAACGAAATACAATCAAAGAGGCAAGATCGTAAACAAGCCAGAAAAGGCAAGGTAGGAAGACCATCAAAAGTAAGTAAGAGTGATGGAGAATCCGAGTTGGACATTTAATAACAAACCCCTAGATAGTATTCCTGACGAATATGAAGGGTTTGTATACCTAATTACCAACAAGACCAACAATAAAAAATACATAGGCAAAAAACTAGCCAAGTTTAAAACTACAAAGCCACCACTAAAAGGCAAAAAAAACAAGAGACGCGGATACAAAGAAAGTGATTGGAAGGACTATTGGGGTTCGTCTGATAAACTTCAAGCAGATGTAGACGCATTAGGGCCACAAAATTTTACTAGAGAAATATTATACCTATGTACAGGCAGGGGCGAAATGTCCTATCTCGAGGCTAGAGAACAATTTGACCGTAGAGTATTAGAATCAGAAGAGTACTATAACGGAATTATCAACGTTAGAGTAGGCGGTTCAGACAAACTACGGCAGGCACTTCTAGAACGACACATCAAAAACAAGGCTTAATCAATTTTACATAGCAACAAAGTTTGGTCGGGGATGCTCGACTCGTCTTGAGGAACGGTGAAATACCCGGTTCAGATACTGGCGTGTTGCAAGGACAATGCTAACTTAGGCATAAAAGATGTGGCGCTGTGAAAAAGATACAACCACAAAGCAAGTAATTTCGACTGTTAGGGATTAACTGCTTTCCGCGGATATTGCGAATGCTGAAGTAGGGGGTTGACGGTCTGCCGCCTCCGTACATATTATATGTAATCTTCTTTAACAGGTGTGGCGACGATAACTCAGATGATGTTATCCACACTTATTCGTCCGGCAACGGGCGAATTGTGGCTCAAATATCTAGATGATGCTAAAAAATTACTTCGTAATTTAAATAATACAACTACACAAACGTTTAGGGAAGAAAAAGCGTTGAGCGTTAGCGAAAACGCTAGAGATCTTTAGATCTCTTTAAACGATTGATTAGAAATAAATAACACTAAGTAAAAGTATAGCACTTACGAGAGAATTATAATGCGTCTTAATGAGATTTTAGTAGAAACAGATCGTCTAGATGAAAAACCCAAGGGCTTTTTATCCACGATTAAAGACAAGGCACTTGCAAAAGTAGGCAGTGACAAAGCAGCAGGACGTCTTGAACTTGGCAAAGAAGCCAACTTAATGAAAAAAGAATTTATGAAGTACCTAGGAACTCAAGATAAGGGTGAAGGTGCAACGCCTGATATGGTACTAAACTGGCTTGCTAAAAATGGTTATCCTACAGATAGTGCTAAAGAAGCAATGAAAAAGGTTACAACAGGTGCTAAAGTAGGCTCCGCTTTAGGAAAAGCGGCGGCTGCGCCGGTTAAGGCCGTTGGCGCTCTTGGCAAAGGTATTGCAGCAGCAGGAAGTGCAGTTGCAGGTGCCGCTGCTAACCTTAAGAAAACAAATACAGATAATAAAGCAGATGCAACACAACAACCAGCAGATGCACAGAAAACTGCGCCTAATACAGACGCTAATACACAGAAAACTGCGCCTCAGGGTGCAACAACTACTGCACCAACTACAACAGAACCTGATCCTAAAGACGCCGTAAATGTAAAAAGTATGGGCAAAAAGAAAATTGTACCACCAAGTGGTAACAAGGCTGTAGTAAATCAAAGCATAGATTTTTCAAATGTAGGTACACTGATGGAAGGACTGTCAAGTGGACAACTTGACGATGTATTTTATGCAGCAGTGCAAGATGCTATTGCACGTGATCAAGGTGGACAAGCAAAAACTTCTGATACTAGTTTTGACGGACAAGCAGCGTCAGGTGGACTAGCAGGATTTGCTAAAGGTGCAGCCGCAGGTGCTATGGGTGCTAAAATGATTCCAGCGGATATACAAAAACAACTAGACACACTTACGCCAAGACAGAAAATTGAACTAGGAAAAATGCTATGAGACTAAGTCAACTGCAAAAAAGAACACTGATCAGTGAAGGTTGGAATGATCCTGCATTTACTTTATTTGAACAAAAGACTATTCAGCCTTGGGTAGCAGATGTTGAAAGATACGTTACTGAAGCAGCACTTTCAAAACAGCAAATTACACAACTGTTTACCAGCATTGAAAAAGGTGCTGACGAAGCAGGCGACAACAGAACTGGTGTTGGTAAAGCAAAAGACATTGCAGGCTTACCTGTTGAAGCACTTAAATGGATTGACGGAAAAATTAATGAACTGGGCAGAGCAGTTCAACAAGCAGGACCTGTTAAAAATGCAGATCAAAAATTTGATGAACTAAAAACAAAAATTGGTGCAAAAGATTCTAAAGTAGTAAACGCTGTGAAAGCAGTAAGTGATTGGGCAAAAGCCAATCCAGGCAAAGCAAGTATTGCTGTTGGTATTCTTACAGCAGCGGCTGCTATTGCAGGTGGACCATTAGGCGGTGCTGTTGCAGGTTTCCTTGCTAGAGCAACAAAAGATTTACTACAAGGTGAAAAACTATCAACAGCAGTTGGTAAGTCAGTTAAAACAGCAGCATATGGTGCTCTTGCTGGCGCAGCAATCCAAGGTATTACAGACAACATTATTGACAACATTGCCGCAGGTAGTGAAGCAGAAGCAACTGCAATGATGGATGGTTTTGAAAAAGCCAACTTTACAGCAGCAGTGGACAAAGCAGTAGCAGATGCAGGATTTGATTCGGGTGTACTTGACGGTGCTCAGAATTTAAAAATGTCAGGTAACATCAACGGCTTCTATTACAATTATGATTTAACAATGACTCCTGAGCAGGTAGCACAATATAAAGCATTATCAGATGCAGCAAACAGTGCAAAAACTTTTAGTCCAGAATATTATGAAGCAGCAGGTAAGTTACACGGATTCCTATCAACAACACAAGATGCAAATGAAAGTTTAACAGCACTTGCAAAAACAGTTGGTGATATACCAAGAGATGCACTAACAAGTGATCAACTAGAACAAGCGATGGCTGTGCTTGATAATGCAGATGCAGCAATTGAAAAAATTATGGATGTAGGCGGACCTGTAGCCGCAGCAGCACAGGGTGCTTTACAAACAGTTGATGACAACGCTAAGAACAAGCACAATGCAAAACCTGTAAGTCCAGAACAAAAAGCAGAACTAACTGGCGAAGCACCAGCACAAGAAAGCAAAACATACACAGGTACAAAACTTTCAGAAGGACAGATTTATTTACTGTTCAATAAAATTACACAAGTAAATGATCATATGCTAGAAAACAAGTTGATGTTTGAAAGTGTATTTGATGCAGTGGCATATTATAATAGACAGACTATTAACGAAGCACCTGGAATTCTTAAAAAAGCAGCAGGCGCTATAGGTAAAGGTGTAGGTGCTATTAAACAAGCAGGTAGAAACTTAACTGCAAAAGTTACAGCAGACAAACTTATGAAGGCTTGGCAAAAAGCAGGTGAACCTACAGACTCAAACGAAATTGCAGACCAAGTTTTAAAACCAGCAGGTGTAGCAGATGATGTAATTAAAGGCACTTATGATGCAATGAAGATTGAACTTCCAACTGCACAAGAGCCAGCCGCTGATGCTGCACAAGATACAAGTGCAACTGACACTGCAACTGATGCAGGTGCTACAGATACAGCAACTGACACAGCGACAGATACAGCAACTGATGCAGGCGCTACAGATACTGATGCGCCAACTGATGATGCAGCAGCAACAGGGGATACTGCTACAACAAGTGCCACTCCAACAACAGGTGGTACTACATCAAGTAAAGATGAAAGATACTATCTACAGAAAAATACAAAAGACGAAACAAAAGTAGACATTATTGATAAGCAAACTAGTAAGCCTATTAAGGATGGCGTAGGACTTGCTCCTGAAAAAGCAGAACCTATGAGTGATAAAATGAATAAAGAAGCAGGTAAGTTTGAACCACAAGAAGGTGATAAATTTATTATGCAACCAAATGCACAAAATCCAAAAACCTATGACGTTTTGGACACACAGACAGATCAACCTGTTGAAAAAGGTGAAGCATTACAACCTGGTGAAGCAGAAGAACTACGTGACAAATTGAATACTCAAGCAACTACTTCAACTACTAGCACTACAACATCAAAAGATGGCGCAACAGACGCGAATACAGCGTCAACAGCAGGTGATCAAGGTGCTGATGCTACAACTACACCACAAGATGCAGAAACACCAGCACAAGACGCTACAAGCACAGATACACAACCAGATGCAGCAGCCAATCCAGGCGAAGAGCCGTACGCTGCTCCTGATAGAACACAAGGACAGAAAGATTATAATCCTACCCAAAAGACACCGGCAGCACCGGTTAATATGGGAGATTTGGTTGTGCAGATTAAGAAACTAAAACCAGAAGTACAAGCAATTATTAAGAAAGAACTTGCCGCTTAGAAAAACGGCAGTTTGGTTTTCTTTGTAGTTTCTAAATTATCTTTGATAATATCGTTGATTATTTCACGTTCTTCAAAAGACATATTCGCAAGTTCACTGTAAGAAAGACCTCTCATATACCAACACATTTTAAGAAGTTCTCTCTTCAGATTCCTCGCCTCTTTATCTAGTTTTTCGGCTTCACGCAAAATCTCAGGACGAGAAAGGGTTAAGATTTTGCTCCGAAAAAATTTGCTTGATCCATTGTCAATGCAACATCGAACTCGTGTTCGCAATCACCACACTTAACTTTTTTAGTTTTAAGTTCAAGGTTAGCAGCAACACTTTGAAGATGTTCACTAAGGCTTTTAAATATTTCTTTATCAGCATTAGTAATAAAGTCTGCTATCATATCTTTATCTGTTACAGTACCTTGCGGTGATGTAATTGAAGCAATACTATGAACAACTACAGCAACAGTCATTTCTGTTAATTTAATAAAACTAGAACCAAATCTTTCAAGTTTTTCTTCTTCCGACATTTTTTCGTCATTGATAACTTGGAAAATTCTTTCTTGTTCCATTTGTTGTAATTGTTTAGACGTTACTTCTTTGTAGTTGTAAGGCTTCAAAGTAAAGTTAAGGTCGCCGATTGTATACTGTTCTGGATATTGAAATCCACTAATTCTTTCTAAATGCTCACTTAGCATATAGTCATAATTTTGTTGTTCTTTACAAGCAGGACACGTTGTTGTAATTTCCATCTTCTCACCGTAAGTTGCAATTCTAATAGCAACTAAACAAGCGTCTACATCAAGTGTAGGCATTTTCCACGGTTCTCTGATTGCAGGAATACAACTTTTTATAACTTCTGTTGTTGCTGCACCATTCATTAAAGCGTCTGGTGTCTTATACATTAATTCGTCTTTTGCTGTCATTGCGTACACAGCATATTGTCCATCTTCACTTACATCGAGTGTGCCTTCTTGATACCATTTGCCACCACTTGGCAATCTTAGGTAAACTTTAGGCTGTCTATAATAGCCGGCTAACGGATTGACAGGAGCCGCTGGAGTCGCTGCCTGTTGGGGTGCGCCACTAGTAGCAGGCTGCCCGGCAATTTCAACCTTTGGCATTTCTGTATTTTCATCCATATTTTTCTCCGATAAATAACATTGTTGTATATATTTACAATAACTATTTATGTGCGCATATTTCTGGGAATATAATTAATGGCCGACGTAACGGGACAAATTGGTAATGAAGAAGTAGTACTTAACAATGCTGCGACTGAAGCCACTCTAAAGCAACTACTTGCTGCTATGACCGCTATGGCTAAAGCCCAGGGCGTAGAGTTTAAAAATGTAGGACAAGTTGACAAAGACCTAGGTAAACTAGGAAAACAGACTGAAAATGCTGTAAGAAGCGGCAGAAAATTCCAAAGATCACAAGAGGGATCAGCAAAATCCGCAGATGGATTAAGTGAATCTCTTGATGATGCAGCAGAAAGCACAGATAGTTGGGGACAAGGACTAAAAGACAGTCTTAACCTTGTTGGCAAAATGGGCCAACAAGTTCAAAAGGCTATTGACTTTATTGGAGGTTCATTATCTAGTATCTCCGGAATGGGCGATAGCATTACAAGCGCCACAGATACATTAGGTAACATTCCATTAGTTGGCGATGCAATTAAAGGTGTTTATGGACCTGTTGCAGGTGCAGTAGAAACACTACAAACACAGTTCCAGGCAGCAGCATCAGTAGGTGCTAACTTCGGTGGTAACATAGCAGAATTTAGTAAAGCGGCGGGCGGCGCTGGTATGACTATGGAACAGTTTGCCGGAGTAGTACAAAAGAATTCACAAGGCTTAATGTTCCTCGGTGGTACTACAGCAGACGGTGCTAAACGTTTAGCCGATCTAGGTAAACAAATTAGAAAGTCGCAGGTTGGTGATGAACTAGCAAGATTAGGTTTTAGCACAGTTGATATTAACAACGGACTTGCAGAATATTCAGGTAGACTTGCAAGAAGTGGCAGAGCTGAACAATTGAGCAATAGGCAACTGATTAATCTTACTGGTCAGTATATGAAAAACCTAGATGCTGTTTCAAAGTTAACTGGTAAATCTAAAGAAGCTCTACAAGCAGAACAAGACGCTAGAATGGCAGATGCACAGTATCGTATAATGCGTTCTAAACTAGATCCTAAACAACAGGCCGAAATGGATAAACTTATGGATTCAATTCCTAAGGCACACCAAGTTGGTATTAAGGAAATTTTAGCGACAGGTACTGCAACATCTGATGAAGGTGTCAAGGCAATGGCTTTCCTAAGAGAGTCTGGCGGAGCAGCACAAGAAATATTTAAGAAGATTCAAAGCGGTCAAGGGTTAGAAGAAGGGTTTGCTAGTGAATTTTATGATACCTATGCAGCAGAAGCCAAGAAGTTTGCTGAATCGCCCATTGGTGAAACTGTAGGTAAATTTGATGCGTCTATGAATGACTTCTTCGTTGCAGCAGCAGACGTAGCAGAAAGAAATAAAACACTTGGCGAAGTAACAAAACAAATTCAAGACGATCTAGATAAAGCAAAAGAAGATATTAAAAAAGGTACTGAAGGCGTAATTGATCCAGCATCAATTAAAACGTTCAAAGAAAATATTGCAGAAGCAAGTACTGCATTTACAACAATGCTTGGTAGCGTTGATCTTGCACCGTTAGAAAAAGTATTTAATAAAGCACTAGATGCTGCTGAGAAATATCTAGTGCCAGCTCTTAATATGGCAGCAAATAATTTTGACAAATTCTTAATAGCAATGGGTGGAGCAAATGCTGCACTTAAAGCACTAGAACTTGCAGCAGGCGCAGCGGCCGCAGCACAAATGCTAGGCCTAAGAGGCCGTCCTGGTACAGCCGGTGCAGGTGCAGGAGCAGGTGCTACTGGACAAAAACCAAAACCAGGTGCTACTGGCGGCGGCGGTATGAAAGGTGCTGCTAAAGGTATTATGAAACGTGCAGGTCCGTTAGGATTATTATACGGATTGTATGAAGGTTATCAGTCGATGAATCAAATCGACCAAGATCTTGAAGCAGGAAATATCACATCAAACGAAGCAAGTGTAGACAAAGCAGAAGTAACAGGCGGTGTTGTAGGCGGTACTGGCGGAGCAATGGCTGGCGCAGCAGCAGGTGCTGCATTAGGTTCGGTTGTTCCTGTAGTTGGTACGCTAATAGGTGGTGTAATTGGAGGTGCTGTTGGATATTGGGCAGGATCGTCAGCAGGTGAAGCAATTGGTGAACAGATTGGAGAAGCACTAGTTGGTCCTGAAGATATTGCAGCCATTGAAGCAAAAATTAAAGCAGAAGAAGAACGTATTAAACGTTCAGAAGCAGGTGTAAACGAATATTGGGGCAGAGAATCAAAAGGTAGAGAAGAATCACAGAAACAGATTGAGCAATACAAGAAAGATCTAGAATTAATCAATAAACGTAATGCCGAAATAAAAGCAGAAGAAGCCAAAGCAGAAGAAAAGAAAAATGAAGTACCTGGTAATCCAGAAGAAAAAACAACAGATACTAATGATGCTCAAAAAACACTAGAACAAAAAGCAGAAGAAGAAAAGAAAAAAGCAGAAGCAGAAAAGAAAAAAGCAGAAGAAGAACAGAAAAAGAAAGACGCAGAAGGTACTACTAACCCAGACGGAACACCAATGAGTAGCAACACTACTCAGAAAACACCAGATCAGTTGTTAGGTGAATTAAATACTAGTATGAATCAACTTGTCCAATTGGCAACAACACAAACTATGTTAGCCAAAAAACAACTTGGTGTTAGTGGTGAAGCAGTTGGAGATTTATATTCTTCTGTATAACAAAAAAGAACTTGCTTTTATAGCAAAAGGATGTATAATATAAGATATGAGTTGGAAAAAATACTTTACACCAGTTAACGCTGATAATACAGGCGGAAGTTACAGCCCAATTAGTGGCGGCGGACGTCCCGGCCCTGCACGAGCAAACTATAGTTCATATTTGCCAGATGTATATGCAGGTGCACCAAATCGTATCGAACGTTATATGCAGTACGATACAATGGATATGGATTCAGAAGTAAATGCTGCATTAGATATTCTTGCAGAATTTTGTACAGATAAAGATAGAGAAAACGCAACACCGTTTCATTTCCATTTTAGACAGCAGGCAACTAATGTAGAAACTAGACTATTAAAAGATGCGCTACAAAAATGGACCAAATTAAATCAAATTGACAAACGAATTTTTAGAATTGTAAGGAACACATTTAAATATGGAGACTGTTTTTTCATTAGGGATCCAGAAACTAAAAAACTTTTATACGTGGATCAAACCAAAGTCACAAAAATTATTGTTAACGAATCCGATGGAAAGATTCCCGAGCAGTATGTTGTAAGAGATATTAATTTTAATTTTAAAGATTTAGTAGCAACGACTCCACATAATACAACTAACACTTCACCTAGCGGAACGAGTTCTTATACTTCCGGGGGTGGATTTGGTAGAGGAATGGCAGGTCAAGTTCCAACACCATCAGGCACTAGGTTTCAAAGAGAAGCAAATGAAATTGCTGTAGATGCAAAACATATGGTACACATTTCATTATCAGAAGGATTAGATCAAAATTATCCTTTTGGTAATTCACTTTTAGAAAGTGTTTTTAAAGTATACAAACAAAAAGAGTTATTAGAAGATGCGATTATTATCTATCGTATTCAACGTGCGCCTGAACGTAGAATTTTTTACGTTGACGTAGGTAATATGCCTGCGCATATGGCAATGAGCTTTGTTGAAAAAGTTAAAAACGAAATACAACAAAGACGTATTCCAAGTGCAACAGGTGGAGGTACAAGTGTTATTGATGCTAGTTACAATCCACTATCAACTAATGAAGATTACTTCTTTCCGCAAACAGCAGAAGGACGTGGCTCTAAAGTTGAAACACTACCAGGCGGAACTAACCTAGGTGAAATTACTGACCTACGTTATTTTACTAATAAATTATTCCGTGCTTTACGTATTCCAGCAAGTTACTTGCCTACAGCAATTGACGAACAAGCAAATACAGTAAGTGACGGTAAAGTAGGAACTGCTTATATTCAAGAATTACGTTTTAACAAGTATTGTGAAAGACTTCAAGCAAACATTGTAGAATCATTAGATTTAGAATTTAAAATGTGGTTAGACAGTGCAGGTGTTAACATTGACCCTAGTATGTTTGAACTAAAATTTAATCCACCACAAAACTTTGCTGCGTATCGTCAAGCAGAACTTGATACTACTAGAGCAAACATCTTTGGTGCGATACAACAAGTTCCACACTTGTCTAAACGTTTTGCACTAAAACGTTATCTTGGTTTAACAGCAGAAGAAATTGCTGAGAACGAGAGAATGTGGAAAGAAGAAAATGCAGGCAACTTACAACCACCTACTGATGCAGCAGGCGAGTTGCGAGGAGCAGGTATTACTCCAGGCGGTATGGAGACAGATATGGGAGACCAGACTGCACAAGCGCCTGAAGATATGGCAGCAGCGGCTGAACCAGCAGGCGGAGAAGGGGATGCGGCAGGCGGCACAGAAACTCCTGCCTAGTCATAAATAGTAGTATGCTTCTAAGAGAATTTTTATATTTTAACGATGAGATTAATGACTTTGCAGTTGACCGTAGATACGACAACAGCAAAGACAGTTCTGTATTGCAACGTGACGATACAAGAAAGATCAGACTAACTCTTAGACAGATCAACGAAATTAGAATGCAGGCTGAAGCACACGCTGCCGAGAAAGAATCGGAACTAAATTTTATTAGGCAGATGTATGCAGCACCAGTTGAACCACAAGAGTAACCGAAAAAGATTTCAAAATGATGCTGCTTTCGTTCTAGGTAACGGAAACAGTAGACTTGCAATTGATTGCCCTAGTTTAATAAACAAAGGTACAGTCTACGGTTGCAACGCACAATATAGAGAATTTGATCCACACTTTTTAATAGCAGTTGACGTTAAGATGGTTAACGAATTAATTGATGCTGACTATCATAAAAAAGGAACTATTTGGACAAATCCTAACAAAGGCATAAAAACAAAATCAAATATTAACTTATTTTCACCACACAAGGGTTGGTCAAGCGGCCCTACTGCATTATGGTTTGCTGCTAGTAATGGACATAAAAACATTTATATTATTGGATTTGACTATGCAGGAGTCAAAGGCAAATTCAACAATGTATACGCAGATACGTTCAATTATAAGAAAAGCAGTGATGCAGCAACGTTTTTTGGTAACTGGCTAGGACAAACAGAGAAGGTTATTAAGGAGTTTAGACACACTAAATTCTTTAGAGTTGTTGAAGAAGGCGGCTTTATACCCGATAAATTAGGTCCTCAGCACGGAAATTTGACACATATTAGTAAGGAAGAGTTTGATAGCACGTTTCCGGAAAGTATATATCAAAGCAAAACGAATCAAAAAACTACCATTTAACCCCATTTTTATAAGTAAAATGTAAATACATTAACAAACAGCCTTACGATAATCAATTTATAGGAGAATAAAATGGCAGATCAAAAAACAACATTAGAACAAATGCTTGAGCATTTGGTTAATGACAATACTGCAAAAGCAGAAGAATTATTCCACGAATATGTGGTAACAAAATCAAGAGAAATCTACGAAAACCTTATCGAAGAAGAAATGGAAGAAGATGAGGACGTAAAAGAAGATTCAAAAGACGAAGAAGTTGATGAGGCTTCTAAAGATGCTGATTCAGAAGAAGATAAAGTAGACGAAGCAACTGACGAAGAAGTTGACGAGTCATCTAAAGACGAAGAAGTTGATGAATCTGCAGACGACGAAGAAGTAGAAGAAGAATTTGAAGAAGTTGCTGTAGAAGGCGACGACGAAGATCCAATGGATGCTATGGGCGGAGACGCTGGTGATGACTTAGAATCAGACATTACAGGCGATGACGAAGACGGCGAAAAAGAGCCAGAAGAGTTATTCCAAGATTTAGATTCAATTGTTGACGAACTTCAAGCAAAATTTGACGAAATCAAAGGCGGCGACGATGCTGGTGACGAAATGGGCGACGAAGAAGAAAAAGACGAAATGTTTGCTCCAGAGTCAAGCGAAGAAGCAGTTGCTGAGCCAAAAGATGAGTTAGAAACAATGCGTGAGTATGTTGAAAAAGTAGCAGGCGGACACGGTGCTGAATCAAAAGGTGCTGCAGAAGGTGCTGACAACAAAAAATCAGTTGTTGACAATATGAAAAACGATATGGGCGGTACTACTGCTAACATCGCAAAAGGCGGTGAAGCGTCAGAGAAAAATGACGGTGGATTAGCAGATATTAACGCTAAAGAAGAAAATGCTGGCAACGTTAACGTTCCAGGCGCTAAAGGTGCAACTAAGATGTCCCCAGAAAAAGGACACGGTGCAGAAAAGAAAGGCGCTGGCGAAAACGCTGATAACAAGCAATCAATTTTCCGTGGCCGTAGATAATAGAGGGTATATAGGTTGAAAACTACACTAGCAGAACATCTGAGCTTCGATCAGGCTAAAATCGTAATTGAGCGTGATGAAGGCGAGGGTAAAACATTACATTTGAGTGGTATCTGTATTCAAGGTGACATTCGTAATGCTAACCAGCGTGTTTATTCTTCGCAAGAAATTGATAGGGCTGTCAAAACGCTCAACGAACAGATTTCTGGGGGGTATTCAGTGCTTGGTGAAGTAGATCATCCTCAAGATTTAAGAATAAACCTCGACCGTGTGTCCCATATGATCACAAAGATGTGGATGGACGGTCCTAACGGTTACGGAAAACTTAAGATGCTTCCAACACCAATGGGACAATTAGTGTCCACGATGTTGGAAAGCGGAGTTAAACTTGGAGTTAGCTCAAGAGGTTCAGGAGAAGTAGACGGAGAAGGTAACGTAAACGGTTTTGAAATCATTACTGTTGACGTTGTTGCACAACCAAGTGCGCCGGGTGCTTATCCTACACCAGTTTATGAACACCTTATGAATGAAAAAGGTGGTTTCCAGGCGTTTAAATTAGCACAAGAAGTACAAGGCGACCCACAGGCACAGAAGTATATTGCAGAGTCCTTGAAGAAAATCATTTCAGGATTAAATCATTAGGAGAATCACAGATGTTAGATTTTGTAAAACAATTGTTTGAAAACAATGTGATTTCCGAAGAAGTCAAGTCGGAAATTGAAACCGCTTGGGAAACCGCAGTTCAAGAAAACCGTGACACAGTCGCAACTGGTTTACGTGAAGAATTTGCACAGAAGTACGAACACGATAAAGCTCAAATGGCAGAAGCAGTAGAGAAGATGCTTTCAGACAGAATTACTGCTGAATTATCTGAATTTGCTGAAGACCGTCAGGGACTTATCGAGGCTAGAGCCAAGTATGCTAAGAAAATGAAGAAAGATTCTAAAGCAATGGAATCATTCGTTCTTAACAACTTGAAAAAGGAACTAGACGAACTTCGTGAAGATCGTAAGTCAGCAGCGGGCAATGTTGCTAAATTAGAATCTTTTATCGTGGATGCATTAGCGAAAGAAATCGCAGAATTCCACTCTGATAAAAAAGATCTTGCTGAAACCAAAGTTAAATTGGTACGTGATAGCAAGGCTAAATTCGAAGCAATCAAGAAAGACTTTATTGACAGAGCTTCAACAGTAGTTGAAACAACTGTACGTAAAGGCTTGAAAGCAGAGATGGGTCAGTTAAAAGAAGATATTGAAGCAGCTCGCAAAAACGATTTTGGTCGCAGAATTTTTGAAAGTTTCGCAAGTGAGTATGCAGCAAGTCATCTAAACGAAAAATCTGAAACAGCAAAACTTCTTAAAGTTGTAAAACAAAGAGAAGAAGCAGTTAAAGAAGCCAATGCGAAAGCAGAGGAAGCAGAGAAGTTGACTGAAAGCAAAGACGCAGAAATTGCTCGTATGCAAGATGCAGCTCAGCGTAAAGAAGTAATGGCAGAATTGTTATCACCTCTAAACAAAGAAAAGCAAGAAGTAATGAGTGAACTTTTAGAATCTGTCCAAACAGATAAACTACACGCAACATTCGACAAGTATATTCCAGCCGTAATGGATGGAAAATCTACTAAGAAAGTAGCGTTGAACGAGGCTAAGGAAGTAACAGGCGATAAAGAAACACAGGCACATATCAACGGTCAAGAGAATAAGACCGCTGAGATATTTGACATCCGCAGACTTGCGGGACTTAAAATTTAAGGAGATAAACAAAATGTCACAATTATTAGAGTCACGCTGGTCGGAAACCAAAGGCGCACTTTTAGAAGGGCTCCAAGGTAACAAGCGTTCTGTAATGGAGGCAACTCTCGAGAATACCCGTAAGTATTTGTCAGAGAGTGCTACAGCAGGCGCCACTTCCGCTGGCAACGTTGCAACACTAAATCGTGTGATCCTACCAGTGATCAGACGTGTAATGCCAACAGTCATTGCAAATGAACTTGTTGGTGTACAACCAATGACTGGACCAGTTGGCCAAATCCACACATTACGTGTAAGATATGCTGACGATTTTTCATCTAGCTCAGGCACAGGTGCCACAGCAGGTGAAGAGGCACTAAGCCCATTCAAGATTGCTGAAGGTTATTCAGGTAACGACGATATTAAAGCAGGTTCAACTGCTTCATTAGAAGGCGCTGCTGGTAACAGACTTTCAATTCAAATCTTGAAACAAACTGTAGAAGCAAAAACTCGTAAGTTATCAGCTCGCTGGACTTTTGAGGCTGCTCAAGATGCTCAAGCACAACAAGGTATTGATGTTGAAGCAGAAATTATGGCTGCGTTAGCGCAGGAAATTACTGCTGAGATCGACCAAGAAGTTATTACTTCTTTATCAACACTTGCTGGCACAGCAGCACTTACATACGACCAAGGCGCAGTATCAGGTACTGCTACTTTCGTTGGTGACGAACACGCAGCACTTGCTGTTCAAATCAACAGAGTTAGCAACTTGATTGCACAGCGTACACGTCGTGGTGCTGGTAACTGGGCTGTTGTATCACCAACTGTATTAACATTATTACAGTCTGCTACAACTTCAGCATTTGCTAGAACTACAGAAGGTACATTTGAAGCACCAACAAACACTAAGTTTGTAGGAACTTTAAACAGTGCTATGAAAGTATACGTAAACGGCTATGCTACATCAGACGATGTACTTGTTGGTTACAAAGGATCTTCAGAATCAGATGCGGCAGCATTCTATTGCCCATACATTCCTTTAATGTCATCTGGTGTTGTACTTGATCCAGGTACTTTTGAGCCAGTAGTTTCGTTTATGACAAGATATGGTTATGTAGAGTTAACAAACACTGCATCATCTCTTGGTAATGCGGCTGACTACTTGGGTAAAGTTGCTGTAACATCAGCAAACTTACGTTTTGCGTAAGCCAACTCATTAGAGTATTTAGAAAGGGCGGTGGAAACACTGCCCTTTTTTTATGACTTGACTTTCTGATTGTTAAATAGCAATATGGAAAAGATTACAAGTTACAGAGATTTTCCTAAACTTAGAGATCAATTACAAAAGTGGCGGAAACGTTTTCCTATGTTTGCTCACGATGTTAAAACATTTGATAAAATGTTAGAAAAGCATATGAAGGAACATATGGAGCATATTATAAAATATAAGCAAACAAAACGCACAACTTATCTAGAAAAAGCACAAGAAGAATTAGACCATATTAATCGCATACTTACTGCTATTAGTAAAGTAGAGCTTATGGCTTTATTATCTAAAAGATAAATACTTGTGTCAGATAGCGAGCCGCAAGGCGGACTTATGCTGTTTAACCCACAGCGTACCGGATAGAACCCGGATTGGACTACTTATATAGGAGAAAACAAATGGGAAGACCACTAAACAAAAGATTATTCGGAGAGCCAACAGCGGCTGGATCTGAAATCAAAGTAAACTTTCATAACGACACAGCAGTTAAAGAAGGTTATATCGTAAAGCAAAAAGGTTCAAAGAAATTTGTATGCGAAGAAATTGAAACAGCAGGCGAATATACTTGTGTACTAACAACTGGTAAATTGCCAGCAAACTTAGCAGCAGGTGAAATGTGTATTTCGTTTAAAATGGACGACAGTGAAACTTATCTAGTAAGTAAAATTGCTGGAAAGAAAGCAACACTATCAGCACCTACAGCAACAGGTTCAAACGCATATGACGGTTTGACTGTTCCTTGGAACTTTGCAACATCTACTTCAGATGGCGCAGCACAAGTTGAAGAAGCAGGTGATGACAATACCTTAACTGGTACTGATGACGACGACTTCACTGAAGACGCTTAAGGATAACTGAGGATGGAACCACCAATTAATGTATTTTGGGATTTTTTAAAAAATCTAAAAGACTTGGTTGTTTCGGTTAAAATTGAAAGTGCTAAGGCGTGCCATAACGGTAACGTCTTAGCACAAATTTCAAACTCAGAGTTTAAGGTAGAAGATAGAGAAGGCAACGTAGGCATTTGTAAACTTGTTAAAAAACAAGTAAGCGAACTAGAAGATAATGAAATGTCATTATCCGGATTAGTTTTAGAATCAAGTGTTTGGGTTTTTATAAAAGAAATAGTTGATAACGTGATGAAAGATTTTACAAATAAAAATTATAGTTGGGAAGTAGATGATGATTCATCTCAACGTATAGTTTTGCTAAAGGGAATATAGATGGCACAGTTTTTACAAACTAACGGTGACTACACTATAAAGACATACGAAGGTGGTGTTATTACTCTTGATACTGGTCCAAGAATAGGCCAGATTAAAGTTACAGGTAACCTTGTTGTTGAAGGTGATACACTTACTGTTAGTGCAGAAAACTTAGATGTTCAAGATAATATCATCAGATTAAACGTTGGTGAAACAGGCGCAGGAGTATCATTAAGATATTCAGGTTTAGAAATTGATAGAGGTACATCAGAACCAGTATCATTCTTTTATGACGAAAATGATGATGCATTTAATATTGCTATAGGCTCTGTTGAAGGCGGAGCAGTTAACTATGCTACGTCTAAATTAAGACTTAGAAGTATTTTAACTAATTCAGATACAGACTCAGGTGATTTAACACTTATTGGTACCGGTGGCGGTGTTGTTAAAGTTAGCGGTACAACAAATTACGAACAACAAATTACAGACGATGACGATATTCCTAACAAAAAATATGTTGATGACAGCATTAGAGATAATCCAACATTCCAAATTATTGATGACAACACAAGAGTTATCATTAGTGAGAAAGACGTAACTGGTTCATTACAATATTTAGAAGATGAAACAGGTTACAGTACATTTGGAGAAAGTGGAGTATCAGTTTTAGTTGACGGTATTTTAAATACACAATTTTACACAAATAGAACTGTAATTCAAGATATAGAAATTATAGGTAACGAACTTACAAATAACGATACAAACGCTAACGTGTTTGTAAGAACACAAGGAACAGGTAAATTACAAACTAACTATGCAATTGAATTAGAAGAGATTGCTGTAACACCTGCATTTGTAAACGGTTCTACTATTATACACGCTTGTACTCCAGGCATAGGCGGGTCAGGGATTGTGTTCGTAGGCTCCAATGGTGTTAGTGACGAATTGATAAGTAAAAACAAAGCATTATTATTAAGTATGCTATTTTAGGATAAAGAGATGATAACAAATACATTAAGCACATCAACAGACGTAACAGTTCCGGTTAAGGTATTTACAAGTAGTACAACGGGCGCACCGATTGGCGGTGCAGTTACAGGACAGCGTAATGCTATTACTACAATGGCGTTATGTAATACAGGTACACTTGATATTACTGACGAATCAGTTAACACAATTGTTGCAACTATTCATATTGTTCCTAGCGGTGATTCACCTAGTGCTGCAAACACTGTTGTAAGTAGATTAACAGTGCCAGCAGGAGAAACAGTATTTTTCAGCGATGAAAAAATTGTTTTAGACGAAGGGGATGAAGTTTGGGTAGCAACTAGTGCTTCAGGATTACTTGCTGTAACTATTAGTACGTTACCGGTTTAAGGATTTATTATGGGATATCCATTAGAAGCCACACATTGGGACACTTGGAGTTATAAACCTGAATGGTTTGATACTGACTTCTTTTATAGTCCTGATGGTATTAAGGAGTTCCCAGATCATCACTGTAAGCAAACATACATATTAAGCAAGCCTTACATTAAAAATTATCGTAATGCTATTGATATTGGATGTAGAGACGGTGAATTTTCAAGATACTTACAACACGATTTTGAACACGTATTTTGTTTTGATCAAAGATGTAGAAAGTTTTTTCCCTACAATGTAGCACAAGATAAAGTAACACACTTTCATTGTGCAGTAGGACAAGAAGCAGAAAAAATGAGGTTCCGTTTAAGAGCAAAAATACACCCTAGTCAAATTTACTATGCAATTGACGATTTTGATTTTGAAAATATAGATTACATTAAGATTGATTGTGATGGCGGAGACTGGGATGTGCTTGTAGGAGCAACAGAAACAATAAAAAAACATAAGCCTCTTTTAATTGTAGAAGATGCTAGTTGGGATACTTCATTACCTGAAAGATTTAGTTGGCAAAAGTTTGCTTTAGAATATGCTATTGAGGAACTAAATTACAAAGTAGTAGAAGTATGTTCACGTAATATTGACAGGGTAATGATACCAAACGAAGGATAGATAATGAAGTTTTTAAAAGCACAAAATACATCAAAGTACAGTCCAAGCGATAACACTATTAGTGTAAATCCATATGGTCGAGTTGTGATGGATGCAAACGGTGCTTTGTTAATGCCTAAAGGCACAACAGCACAAAGACCACAAGTGTCTGGCGTGAGACAACCTACAGATGCTAATGGGTCAATTCGTTATAATACAGATACAAACGAAATTGAAGGATATGTTGGAAACAATTGGGAAACAATTAGAGCAGCAGGTGCAAGTGCAATTAGCATTGAATCTTTTGGTCCTGGCGATGCTGTTGAAACAGTATTTGGTCCTTTAGCAAATATTCCTGCAAGTGCAAATAATGTTATTGTGCTTGTTGAAAACGTAATGCAAATTCCAACAACTAACTTTACACTAGAACAAAGTTCAAGCGGAAGTTTATCAGGACCTGGAGCACCATATGCAGATGGTTGGTATTTAAAATTTACTAGTCCAGTACCTTTTAGTAAAAATATTACAGTATTTTTTGGATTTGCAAACTAAGGAGAAGTAGATGGCTCAATTGGGGCGAATTGGCGGACACTTACTCAACTCTACTCTTACAAGAGAAGGAGTAAATCTTGCTTTTAAAAATACTACGTTTGATGCAACACCAATATTACAATTTGATGTTGAAAACGGTCTTATAGGTATTAAGACTGACGCTCCTTTATATGATTTAGATGTAAGAACAGATGTAAAGACAACTAATGCTTCTGTAACACAAAATGCAAAAATAGATAATGTAACTGTTGACGCAGATACAGCAAAATTTAGTTCCGTTGTAGGACCTATCAACATTATGTTAAATGGCGGTATGGGTACTATTGTAATGGAACGTATGCGTACAGACGATTTACAGTTTACTGACAATGTAATAAGCAGTAATAATTCAGCAACAGCAGTAGAACTAAGTGCAAGTGGCACAGGTATTGTAGACGTACAATCAGCAGGAAGTTTTTTAGGTAATATGAATGTTACAGGTAATGTAACAGTTGATGGTAATCTTACAAAATATTCAAATATAATTTTAGGTGACGAACTTTACAATCCAGATACACCTGGTGGCGACACTATAGAAATTATTCCAGATTTTTCACAATCAATTATTCCAGGCGATGACGACCAGTATGATTTTGGTACAGGAAATATTGTTGATAGTACTGTAAGAAGATGGAACAGTATGTATACACCAGACTTAACAAATGTTGAAACTAACAGACCTAATGCAGTTAAAGTTAGTGATCAGATGTGGTTAAATGGTGTAAGCAATCAATTATTTGGTTTACAATCAGATGATGATTTTTTCCTTTCGCCTGATACAGGTATTACACATATTGAAGGGTTTGATTTTCAAAACAATGATATAACAAATATGTCAGCAACTGAGCCAGTCAAAATGCGTAATACAGGAATTGGATATCTTAGATTTATGGGTACAAATGCATTTAAGATTCCAGCAGGTGACGATAGCACTAGACCTAGTGTACCAGAAATTGGCGATACAAGATGGAATACTGACGGACAGCGTTTAGAGTGTTTTGCCGGACAAGTTGAAGCAGTAACAATTGCAAGTAGCAATATATCAGGTTTAGTAGATCAAATTATTAATAGTGGACCTACATCTACCAACGGTTTTGGTAATGGGTTTGAGTGTAGATTAACTATTGCATCAGGCGTTCTAAGCGTCGAAATTACCGAAGAAGGAATTGGTTATAATGCAACTAATTCCATTACTATTTCAGGAGCAGTTTTCCTAGGCGGCACAGATGCTGTCAACGATGTTACCCTTACAGTAGGCTCTCAAACTACAGCAGGATATAGGGTTGCAACAGGTGGTGGTGCTGAAGTAGACATTAATCTTATGGAAGATTTAGGTAACGAATACAGCCTTATACTCGGCTAATTTTTCCTTTTGGCTAAATACTATTGTTAACGAAGACCAACGTTAACCTTTTACTGTGGTCAACTCGCAATGTAAGGTAGTTGGAGGGACAGGATCCCCGTGTTAAGGAGAGCAAATGGCAATAGGTCGTATAAGTGGGCCGCTCTTGAAAGCAAATCTGGTTAGAGATAACGTAGATTTATCTTTCAGAAATGGAGCAACAGACCCAGATATTTTGTATATTGATGTAAACAATGCTC